ACTCACCGCCTTGTTCCCTTGCGCTGAGTTGTAGATCATCACCGCATCGAACGCGGTCGAGAGCGTCACGGTCGTATAGACGAATGAGTTCGTCGGCGTCGAGAAGGCCGTGGTGCCGGTGCTGGATGGAGCAATCCAGTCCGCTGCGCCCGTGAGGTCCACGCCGCCGGCGGTATAGCCGGTGCCGCTCACTTCGCCCGTCGCGGTATAGACCGTGTTCCCGGCTCCGGTGGTGGCCGACACCAAGTAGAGAGCGGCCTTGAACGTGTCTGGCGTCGTGGCCCCACGCACGACACTGGTCCCGAAGGCATGATGGCCGTTCAGGAGTTCGACTTTGAAACTGGTACACATGGCTTGAGAATTGGCCATCAGAATCCTCCTACAGCGGGTGCCGCCGTCACGTTACGTTTGAGTCGTACATGCACACTGCGATGGATAATCTCTTCCGACCCTGGCAGGCGATATTCCACCCACGTCGTCAGCTCATTGTCGTTGTCCACGGTCCCCTCACGCTTGTCGAGTGTCGTTTCGTCCCTGTCGCCTAAGGTGGTCGTAATCATGATGCGGAACCTCCTAGAGATCTGTCCGCAACCAGATTTGCCCGAGTGATGGACTCACCGGATCGCTGGTGCGATTCTCAATCCGAAACGCGAGCGCTTGCTGATCGTTGAAGTTCACACTCCCGACTGGGGCGGCGATCGCGTTCAACGTCACATCGGCCCCCAGCTTCGCCAGCGTGACGGCCCCATTATCAATCGTCCAGGTGAGGCCAGACGCCGTGACGGTGATGTCGCCCTTATCGCCATCACTGACACCGCCGCCTGAGCTCGTCCCGAACTGCTGGATCAGCCGCAGGATCGCGTTGCGATCTTCCGGCGTGTCCGCTTGGCCTCGTGGTCCAACACGTCTAGCCTTCATCGAGGTTTCTCCTGACAAATCTTGAGGGCCGCCTTGAGCCGAATCACGCGAGCAAAGAGCCGCGCATGCTCCTTCGTATACTCGATACTCACCGAGGCGCAATCCGTCTTGCACTGCATCGTGGCCGGCGGCATTTCCTCGGCTTCAAGGGGTTTGCTCGTCGAGCACGCGGTACATAGCCAGCCACCGATCAGCAGCAGGCCAATCCCTGGCATCAATCGCCGCATCATGGCCCTCCCTGAGAAATTCTAATTGCCGTTCACGCGACCAGCTCGCGTACTTCGTCGGGTCCGTCAGTAAGTCGGCGACTTTGGTCAGGAACGTCAGTGCGGCCGTCCCCAACTCTGGCACACCCGTGAAACCCATATCATCCCCTCAGTACGGCCTGGGGGGCAGACACCCCGCCAGGGCGGCCAATATGTAGATGCCAATGAGGATGCCGATGGCGAATCCTATGAAGTCGTATGCCATGGTGGCCTCATCGCTTCTTCGCCTTAATGACCTTGATCGATTCATAAGCTCGTCGCGTGGCCGCTGTGGCTCGCTCGTCACGCCTCGCCTGAAATTGCACTTTGAGAAACTTCCCACCTTTTGAGATGGCGATACGGAAATTCATCTTGTGGACCAGCCCGCAATCGCAGCACATCATTTTGTAGCCCCGCGAAACAGGCTGAATCCACTCGCCAGATTTCGGACGCTGGTATCTCACAGCTTCCCCGCTACCAGTAAGATGACCAGGACAATGATGACCAGTCCCAGTCCCCCGCTCGGGCCGTAGCCCCACTGTGCGCTATGCGGCCAGGTCGGTAGCACGCCAAAGGCCATGAGGATGAGGATCACTAACAGCACGCCCCAGATGTTCATGGCATCACCGCCGACGGGTTCGGCTTTACCGCATTCACCTCACTCACCACAGCGGACGCCACGGGCTGCGGCGCATTCGACACGTTATAGTCTTTGGCCAAAATCCCGTTGATGCCTCCGGCAATGAGGGTGCCGAACACGACCCACTCGATCACCGTATTCGGCATGCCCTGTTTTTGCAGCGCATCAGCAATGAAGCCGATGACCGCTGCGGCGATCATAATGTAGCCGACTAAGGCTGTTTTCCATGATTTACCAGGCACAAGACACCTCCTTGGTTATTTCTTGTCCGCCTTATTACTACGCTCGTAGTAGCGGCTCCCCGAACTCCCTTGCCGTCGATACTCCTGCTGCACGTTGTCGATTTCTTCATTGAGATCCCGTAACTCGATCTTGATCTGCCTCACCTCCTCCTTCACCAGTGCTGGCGCATCGAACAGATCCTCGCCATGCCGCTCCTCGATCTTCCACAACCGCTGCTGGAGCTGCGCCGCCCGGTCGGTCAGGATTTTCTGCTCCAACCGCATTTCGATCAAGATCACATTGGGCGCATGGGCGTAGCGCGTATCGACAAAGTTAGCCCCACCCCAGAGCGTGGCGAGGGCCGTGCCAATCGCCCCGAGTCCTGACAGCACTTTTGTGGGCAGTTCCATCGCTACGGCGTGCGCTCCCCTGGTTGACCGTCTGGTTGATAGAACCCGGCCTTGTCTCCTGGATCGTGCGCCGCAAAGATGGCCGCCCCGAGGACGAGCGCGATCACGATAAGAATCAGCGTGAAGCCAAAGTCACGAAGGGTCATGTTTTCACCTTCTCCCGCACCGTCACGTTTTTGACGCACACAATGTTGAATGAATGGTCCTGTTCATATGCCATCGCCATATCGAACCCGATCCTGTTCCGCTCTGCTTGACATGCCAGATAGGTCTCAAACGTCTTCAGCACCGTGGTCTGATCGAGGCCCGGCACTTGCGCCAAAAGAATAATGACGAGCAACCACACGGCTTCACCGCGCCGTTGGGTCCACATAGGGGATGCGTCCATGCTCCAGCGTCTCGACTCGCTGCAGGAGGTCGTACACGATCGCATGGAGATCCTCGAACACCTCCAGCGCATGACCGGCCTCTATGGGGAGGCCTCCATCGTGATAGCGAGCTTTTAATCGTTCTAGCTTCTGTGATAAGGCATCCATAACCCCTCCTACTTCGCAAAATGCGCGGCCAGCCAGGCTAGGACACCACCAGAACCAGCCGCCGCCACGATATAGCCCCACATTTGATTCATACCGACGCCCTTCCCGGTGCCCAGCGTTTGTTCGGTGCGAATCGCCTGGATCTCGGCCCTGGACTGTTCATGCTTATCCTCAAAGGTTTTCGTGAGCGTGTCTATCTTGTCATTCACGCTATCAAAGCGAATGCTCGCTTCATTGCGCGGAAGAAACCCTGCCGCCTGGTCGGCCAATTGCGCCCGAAATTCATTCACCGATTCAAAGCGTTTTTCATTCGCCGTTTCAACCTTGGTGACCGCACGATCCGCAGAGACGAGCGCATTACTCGTGGACTTCTCCTGCGCCGTCAGGGCCGAGAGCACGGCACCCTCTTGTGCCACGAACCGCTGCTCGTATCGCTTATCCGCCGCCTTGAGTGCCTCAGATTGTGCCTCCAATTTGGCGAGTAAGAGTTCCCGCAAGCCATCCAGTTCGGCGGTCAGTTCTCGCAGGCTCGGCTCGTGCGTTCTGGTCCCGTTGCTGTCTGGATGGGCCATACATCACGTCTCCGGTGGCACGGAATCTTTTGGCTGAAATTCTGCATGCAAATGCTCCTGCTCCATGCCGATATGCTCCAAGATCACGTCCCATTGTGCGCCCAAGGACTCTTTGACCAGCGTCTGCACGGACAACTTCTCTCTCATCGGAATATGCTTGGTCCTGAAATCTAACGCCCGTCCAGACGGATGGAGTGTGCTGGGCTTCGCCGCGAGTTGTTCCGGCGTTCGTTCATTCCCGTTCGTGACCACACAGGAAAACCCACGGCTGTGGTAACACTGCTGGATAATCGGGTAGCCGATGGCCCACTGGGGCGCTAGGTTCCGCAGATCCACGCCCGGTTTCAGGTAGCTCTCGACTGACATCATCCCCTCCAACCCATCCGCAGTGCTCACACTTCCATGGTTCCCATGGCGTGTCCTTGGTCAATAACCGCCGGCACCGAGGGCAATGCCTGGACCACGGCATGGCGCATCCTCACGGCCTCGGCAGCCTGGTGCCTGAGGGCAAGCGCGCCCCCGCATCGGTGCGCGGAAAGCTGAACGGCACCTCGAGCCTGGGCCGTGGCAGGCCGGTCGTGTTTGTCGTTCCGCACACCACGTCGCTGTAGGCCCCGGCGTTGGTGCCGTCACTAAGCCGCCCACGGAAGCACCACCGGGTATTCGCCGTGAGGTCCCCACTCAAATGGGTACTGGCAATGAGTGACACGGTGCTGCCAAAGTTCGAGCACGTATCCCCACTCACGACCTGACACCGTTCAATGCTACTCGTCACGGCGCCTTGGGCGTCTATGCCGGTATCCCACGTCAGGACACAGGCGGCGGTAAACCCACAATTCGCTTGCAGGTTCGTCATTTGCGACGGCGGTTCCACATCAGGCACGCTGGCGGTTGTGAATGAATAGCTCGTGCTGAATGCGGCACTGAGGTTATTACTCGTGTCGATGGCTTTCACCTGAATGCAGTACAACGTGTTCGGGAACAAGTTGGTCAACGTGGCTGACGCGGGGACGACGAACAGGGTAAACAACGGCGTGACACAGGCGTCCGTAGAACCATGGACTTGATAACCTTGAATCCCGCCCGCGTCTGTCGCTGGAGACCACACACAGCCGAGCGTACTGGCGGTACACGAGAGATCGGTCACGGTTGTTGGGGCCGTCGTGTCCGCCCCCGCACCACTGAGCACATGCACGGTAATGACTTGGCTCGTGAGATTGGGGTACTCGGCCAAACTGGGATCACTGATAAACAAGCAGCGAACGTACAGGATCGTCGTACTGCCATTCGTCAACGAACCGACGGTTGCAGAGGCGCTCAAGCCACTCACCGACATCTGATTCGCCATTGAAGCGTAAGCAATATCGGTCGTGTCGTAGCGACAGCTCGCCACTTTGTCAATAGAAACGCTGATCGTAGTTGAGGTCGTGCCGAACGGAAGATCCGTCGTTGGCACAGGGTTGGAGAGTACGACGGGGGTCGTATCTTCTGGATCGACGATGCCGACGAGACTGCGGTATTGATAGGCACTTGCGGGGGTGGTCGTTTCAATGCCGACGTTGTTCAAGGCGTGGAATCCGGCAAACGTGTACCCATCAGGCCAAGTGAACGTAAAACGTCCCGCCGGGAAGTCGCTGATCGGTTTAATCACGTTGAGAAAGGTGCCGCTCCCGTTGCCTGCGTCAACGCGGATCTGCGTGGGGGGAGTCGTGAGGTTCCACGTCACATCGGCCCCAGTCCCAGCAGGGTCAATGATGACATTATCAATCGTCGGCGCAACCGGCGGAACGGTATCGAACCCGCCCATCAAAAAGTCGTCAAATTCGGCACTGGCTAGGCTCCCCCCTGCCGACACGCGGACATTGAGCCCGGTCTTCCCCGTCGCAAACGACGCATCGGTGGCGGATGTGAGCAAGGTTTCGACCGTTCCGCGTACTTGATAGAAGCGAAGGGTGGTCCCTTGCGCTTCACACCGATACTTATCTCCCGCGATGTTGGTCGCGGTCGTGTTAGGCGTGCCGAGCGCTACCGCCGTCCCCGTCGTCCATTCATTAATGACAAACGCGGTGGGATTGATTTCGATGGCGCACGCATAGCCGCTCATAGTCGGGGCGTTCGCAAACCTGACCAATCCGCCAGAGGCAGCAAAGATCCCGCCCGTGAGTGTTGGGGCGGTCCATTGCATCCATTGATCGGCGGGGGTACTCACCCCATTATAGGTTTCCGTGGACCCAGTGCCCAGTGTGACCGACCGCACACGGTTGGAGACGATTTGGGCATTCGTGCGCCCTGTATACCCAGCATCGAAATCACTACCTATATCTGTCGTATTCGCAATATCAAACGTCTTTGTCGCCAACACCGTGCGGAACGTCGTGCCGCTCGTGATGCAGACGGGCGGCGTGAAGAACGAACTTTGGTTGCCCGCTCCATCGAAATTGTTGACGCTGTAACAGTAGGTCGTGTTGGTGGCTAAACTATTGTCCACAAAGAGCCCCGCCGTCCCGTTGCTCGCAGGCCTGGTAGTGAGAATCGTTAACGGCGTTGAACCAGCCCCTGTACTGCGCCGAATGCCTGCCCCGGTGACGCCAGTTCCACCGGGTGGGTCTGTCCCGTTCGTCCACTGTAGCGTGGCTTGTAAGGGGCTTGACGTGGGGGGATCGCTTCCGCCTGACGGCGCGAAGGAGACGGCGCTTGTTGCCCAATCCTCGGTCGTCTGCGTCCAGTCCATCGTCTCTGATCCAGGCGTAGCTTTGCCGTCCACTGTAGACACACCCACAAATAGCTGTACCAGAATCGCCCGATCAACGCGCATGGTTTGCCCAGCGCCAACGGTCAGATCGTTATCCCCTGCGGCACAATCGGCAATCCACGCATTTGCGGCTACTGTCGTGAGTACGGCTGAGAGTGTGCCACTACTCCCCGTTCCGCCCGCTTGCGCGTCGATAGGCGAAGATTGACTGACGCCATTGAAAATGGCGTAGCTAATCCCAATCGCTCGGTCGTTCTGCGCCGTCGAAAAGGTCGTCACGGCGTCGGCGGTCGTCACGGTAGGATTGACGAGATACCAGAGGTTCGTGATGATTTCTACACCGCCCCCCGCGTTCCGTTGATCGTGTCGAATCTTGGTAAAGGTCTCGGTCGTATTGAACGTCACGCCCGTTACCGGGACACCCGTATTCCCTTCTGTCGCCGCGCACGCGAGCATGACTCTATCCGTCCCAGACGGCACGGTCACGGTGGTTGTCACCGAGTCCACTGAAACAGCCGCAGCAGCATTCGTCACCGAGACAAAGGCAATCGCCGCCTCGCTAACAACAGGAAGCGCAAGTAAGGTGAACGTGAGGAGCCAGCGGAATAGTCTCATTGGACGGTGAGCGCTGTAGGTGGACTGGGCGGCGTGGTGTCCTGCGTTGGTGGGGGTGGTCCACCGCTCACCAAGCCAATGCGCGTCGTATCTATCGCAACGCGGTCGTGATAGATGGTGCCGGACCCCCCTTGCACAAATAACTGCACGGCCTCGAAACGGAGATCCGACGGATTAAGTAGTCCGCTGACACCCCTGCTGTCCGTCGCCGGGCCGATGAACTGCCGCCCCGTGACTTCGTTTCGAAGCACGTCATTCACCCAGATACGCATTTCGCCGTTGGATTGCCCAGGCGTATTGAGCTTGACTTGCCACTCAACCTGATCCCACTGCCCAAAGCGCGGCACCACGCCGCTAGACAGCGTAAGATTGTTCGCATCAAATGGGGCTTCCATCACTACTGCGTAGTAGCCGCTGCTATAGGAAAACCAGATAAACGGGTACCCGCCAGTTCCCCCATTGACCCCACCCCGCGTCCCTTGAATCCGCATCAATTTCGTCTGCCCATTAAACGGCAGTTGAAAACCCGGCATGACTTTCACGGGATTGCGCATAAATACCTGAGTGTTCGACGTGAAGTGGTTGGCCAGCATCGCTCCGCCGCCGCCTCCACCACTGAGCACAGTCCAGATACCCTTCGCAGATTTCGCGCCGGACAGAGCCCCCGCGTCCGCACTAATGGCCAGACTTTGACTGGGGTCGCCCGTGTTAAAGAATACCCACCCCTCATCGCCGATGGTCGTTTCAAAGTTGGAGTCGAACGGCAAAGTGACGGCATGGACTGGCGCGGCCCACAGGAGCACGGCACAGAGCACGAGTATTAATGGACGCATGGAACCCCCTTGATAATGAGATTTTCGGTGGGTGAAACGGTGCTGGCTGCCACGCAATACTTGGGCGTCGGCGGCACCACGGGCGGAATGACCGTGCCGACAAAGACCTTACTGACTTCGTTGGAGGGCTTGCTTTCGTTGCCGGTCACATCGAGCGCCGTGACGAGGAAGGTGCGTTTCCCAGGCGTCGTGATGGTGAGGGTCGTAGTTGTGACCTTCCCCAGGAGCACGGGCTTGAGCCATTGTCCAGTGGCGTCGTATTGATAGAGCTTGTACCCCGCGAGATCAGGCGCCGTGGGTGCAGTCCAGGTGAGCGTGGCGGGTTCGGCGTGGGCGGGGACGACCCACAGCAGCATGGCGCTGATCAGTAAGAGGAGTTTCATCGGTAGACCACCGTGACATTGACATCCGCCGTGGTTGTGAAGCCCAAGTAAATGCCCGTACTCATCACCACATCGGGACAGATTTGGATGGGCGCAAACATCGTGGTGACAACCACTTCGTAGTGAAAGATTTTCGTGCCGCTCTCCGCCGTATTGTCATACACGTCAATCTGCCCTGCCGTAGGTGCGACATCCGCTGGGGCTAGAATGATGCAATGGAGAAACCCGGCGGAAGCTTTGACTTGAAAATCGGCGGTTTTGACCCCGGCGGTGATGTAGCGATCTTCCGTCACCAGCACGCCGGTCGCACTGCCGCCGCCCGTGGCCGTGAGGTCTTCACCAGCGCCAAGTGATTTGGTCCAGCTATGCGCCGCCGTCCCCTCCCCGCCCTGCGTGGTCTTCGAGCCGTCGGTTTGTTTAAGATCAATATCGACGGCCCAGGCTGGCACACTCAGGCCGAGCCCAACCACGGCCAGCACAAGACTCAGCCATCGTGTACGCATGATTGCTCCTCCTTAAATCTTCGACTTGTCGTGTTCGCGTGGCCCTTTGGCGGCCGGTTTCTTTTTCTCTGGCTCGTCGTCGTCTTCATCCTTCGCGTCTTTCGCCGTAACCTTCTTCATCCACGTCGGTGTGTAGGATTTGTCATCAATCTGGAACACGTCTCCCTCACGCCGACGCTGCATCCCATCGAAGCCCACCACGTCCCCTTTCTTCTTCCCGTCTTGTGTCGCCTTCACTGTGATCATCGCCATGTGCGGCCTCCTGGTTAGTAGACGTAGGCAATCGGCCCTGTATCGGCTGTAAACGTGGTCGGCACCGTGAGATCCCCGACCACCCCAAATGTCCCGGTCGCACTTTTCGCAAAGGCCGTCGACGCCATCGCGGTGGAAGCAGCTAGCACGCGCAGCCGCGCCGTCGTGCCGTTCATCGTAACGGACAGGTAATACCAACATGGTCCCACCACCTCGACCGGCGCGGTAAACGGCAATTCCTGCATGGTGGCCGTCGTGCCCACGGTCACCCCAGCCAGCGCCGAGGTCGCGAGCAGTTTCCCGTCGGCATCGTGCAGCTCCGCAATGGCAAGATCCGTCCCGCCCACGGACCCGATCAAGTACCCAATTCCCGTGAGGATGAGGCTGTGAGGAATGAACAGGGATGCGGTAAATCGCGTCCCGCTGACCGGCGTTTTATCCGTCCCGCCCGTGAGCGTGGGCAAGGCCGGCCAGGTGATGAAGCGTTTTGCTCCACCCGGCGTAGCTGGTTGAATCCCGCCCTGGATATGACTGAACCGCCCGATCTTTCTGAATTTTGTGGATTTGAGTGGCATCGTGTACTCCTCTGGTTGTGGAGCGCAGGGACCAGGATTCCCCTGGCCCCTGCCGCCGTGTCACTGGTTAAAGAACTACTTAGGATATGGCATATCCTTTGGCATACGTCTGCAGCTTGTCCGTCATCGACTGCAGCGTGGCCCAGGCCGTGAGCGTCACGGTCGTGGTCCCGCCCGTCGACGTGTTGCGCAACGCAATGAACTGCTTCGTCGGGAACCCTGGCGGAATGGCCAGGAAGAACTTATAGCCCGCCACCAACACCGCCGCGAGAATCGTCATGCTGGCAATGATGTCCGGCGAGGTCATCGCCGACGCCGCCGACTGAATAATCTCCATGGTGTGCGTTGAGCCCGCACCCGCCGCCACGGTGACCACCACCTCCACCCCTTCTGGTTCGCCGTCCCCGATCTGCCGCTTCGGCGTCGTATTCCCTAAATCAATGACGTTCGTGCTCACCGTGGCCGCCCCCGTAAAGGCTTGCGCACTGGAGAGCCTGGTTTCTAAATCGAGAATCATGATGTCGCTCCTTTTCGTTCAGCGTTAATCCATCTACTTACTTGCTCACGCACGCACGTCCTAGACGACCACCGCTTCTGTTTCGATCAAAGCATCGACCTTCCGCACCGGAATACCCCGGAACGTCGAGGTCGCCACCCCGTCCACGTTCTCGTAGCGCAACCCGCCGCCCGCGATCACATCACCCCGGCGCTGGATATCCAGGAACTCAAACACCGTGCGGTTCATGTAGAACACCGGCCGCACCATGTTGATGAACGGCAGACGATGGATGGCCTTGATCATCGCTTCGATCAAGTCCGTGGCACTCGATTGCGCCACCAGGTTCGGGATATCGATGTTGCAGATCCGCACGGCATAGCGCCAATCCTTGAGCGCGATGCCGCACTTCCATTGCCACAGGTCCATGTAGGCCCGGAAACGGTTATTGCTGGCGTCGAAGGCGTCGCCTTCCCCGAGATCCTTATGGAGCAGTCCGGCTTGGCTCCCCTTGGGATAAATCCCAAAGAGGCCTTGTGCTCCCCAACCCAGGAGCCACACGCTCGATTTCGTGGCCGCACCCGTCCCGCCGCCGTTAATGACATGCGAGATATTCCCGGCTCCGGTCAGCGCACTGTAGCGAGGAGACAGCCCGGTGAACTCTTCCGGCGACAGCCCACTGTTTCCGTAGAACAACGTCTGCGCCATCTCCTGGTTCATCGCTTCCATATGCGGCGTGGCCTCGGACAGCCTGAACGCCGCCAGGTTGCCGTTGAGCGTGGCCAGATCCACATCGATCTGCCCGCGCGCTTCCAGCATCCCGCACTGTTCATCGATCTGCGCCGTGGTCGACCGACTGGCCGCGACCCCTTGATTCAGCAAGCGCCAGGTGGCGGTCGGCAATCCGGTCCGCACGCCGACCCGATGGCCGGTCGGCAAGTTGCCTTCCTGAAACGGCATATCCGTGAGCACTTCGTTCGTCTGGGCGAGCAATTCGGCGATGTCCAGAATGCCGCCGTCTGGCGCGAGCCGCTTGCCCCATTCCACTAGCGTCATGAGTGTGGTGGATAAAACTGCCATGATGGGTCTCCTTCGTGTGAGAGACCCTTGGGAGGCGAGTGGTCAGCGTGTCGTATGAGCGGCTGACCGCGAGCGAAGGGCGTGAATTACCGTGTCTGTATTCTATTCTCCTGTAACCATTCTTCCCACGCTGTGATCAGGCCCTTGAGGAGCCGAATCAATTTCTCATGCAGCGTGATCGTAGAATTCGTCATGCCGAGGGGCCTTTCCCCTCGTTGGCATACATCCGTGCGGCCCGGCCTTCCAAGCTATTGTCGCGTTCGCCAGCCCCGCCCGTGCCTTGAATGAACTTATCGTTCGCCATGGCCTGGCCGATACGGGCAAACATTTTGACAAGCATGGGGTGATTCCCCCAGCCCGTCTGATTCAGCACGACTCGTTCCTCCGCTGTCAGGAAGCGATCCGCTGCCCGCTTCACTTCCTCTACGGTGACGAGATACTTCTCCCCGCCATAGGTGGCATCGGCCTTCACTTCGTCCACCCATGTTTTCGTCGCCAGGGCCTTGAAGGCTTCCACATTCGCCGCCTTCTGCTGAACACGATCCGCCGCCACTTCCGCGTTCGCATGATTCAAGGCATGCTGGGCCGCTTCAGGAGTCAGACCCGTCGCCTTCGCAAAGGCGGTGGTCCGCTCAATGGCCGCTGCCTCAATCACGGCGTCCTTCGGGAGCGCGAGCTCGTACTTCACCTCAGCCGGTGGCACCACAGGGGGTGTCACAACTGGCGGTGTTTGGGCGGCTGCGGCCGCCACTGCATCCGCTGCCGCTTGCGCAGCGGAATCGGGAGGCGTCACAACCGGCGGCACCACTGGGGGTGTAACCGGAGGCGTGACGATAGGAGGTGTCATGACAGGAACATCAGTCGGTGGCATCGTTCATCTCCTCGGTTGCGGCGTGTTCGCCGGTGTCTGTGGTCTCTTTCATCTCAGCCTGATCGGCCTCGTCCATGTGCTGCGCTTCCTTCGCCATCCGATGATAGAGCGTGACGTCGATCGCGGCGAGATCCAGCATCAGGCCCAATCCCATCCGGCGCCGCCCTTCATTGAACGCCGTGAGATCCTGCTGCCCAGGCACAAACGACTGCTGAAACACCGCCGACTCGACTAGCAGCTTCCATACGAACCGCCGGCCTTGCACCGTACTCACCACCGTCAACAGGTCCGTGCGCTCACGCTCACGATCCGCCTTCTCGCGCTGCTTGGCCCGCTTCGCCTGTTGCTGGTTGGTAATGGCGCGGTCGGTCATGGCGCCCTAATACTTTGGTTTGCGTTTCTTGGTCTTCATGCAATCCCTAACCGTTTCATCATGGCCATCGCTCTCCGTTTCGATTCGATAGTCGCGCGTGCATGCCGCTTCATCCGTCTCCAGGCCAGTCGTGACGCGGGATGTGTGCCACGCTTCGACATCACGCCCCTGCCAACATACGAGTCAACGCATTGTCGGTCGACATATCCGAAGCCGCGAGATTCTTCGCCGCATCCGCCAGCACCGGCACGGCCCCGAGCAGCTTTTCTTTACGCTGCGCCTCTGCCTTCTCCTGACGCAACGTCGCCGCTTGATCATCGGTTAGAATAATCTTCGACGACACCCCCATCATGTCGCCGTACTCGTCCACCGCTTCATCGGCGTTGATCTTCTCCAGAGCCGATGGAAACGCCGCGGCGAGCCCTCCGACAAACCCAAAGAACCGCTCCGTCCCGGCCACCCCGACCAGCTTCTGCGCCTTCGCCATAATGGATTCATAATCCACACGCAGCTCCATGCCCGCCAATTCTTCAGGCGGGTCAGGGACCATGCCGATCGCCTGCATCCTGTCAAACTCCAGGTCCGTGAGCGGGTCGAGAAATTCATCGTTCATGCGCTCGAGTACCGGCCCAAGCGCCAATAGCTTCTCTTCATGCCGCTCCGCGATTTCTGCTTCATTGCGCGGCTGAATCCCTTCCATCTGGGCCAACATGAGAAACATGTCCTCGTAAAACGCCCGTGAGATCCGGCGTTCCTTCCGCTCAATGTCGGTGTTGACATCTTCCACCCGCATCGTCACGTCATGGATCGGCGACAAGCCGCTCTTCCCGTCCCGTTCATCCACCAACGTGATATCCCCGGCAATCAAGGACACTCTTTGATTGCGCAGCGAGGGCGGACCTTTGAGCGGGGGATTCAACTGTTTGGCAATCGCCTGGCTCTTCTTCTTCTCCATCACTTGCACTTCCTTGGTCGAGCCCAGCGCGTCCATCCCCGGACAACTCGTGCCGTATACGTCCTCACCCGTCACGTCCCATCGCGGCGCAAGAATACAAAAGCGTTTCATCCCGGACTCGCGCAGAAAGCCTTCCGCTGTACCGGCCGAGAATCCACCTTGCGTGCTCCCGGTCACGCTGCCGGCTGATTCAAAGTAGCAGGACGAGAAGCGTTTGTACTTCGCATCCAAGAGCTTCGGATTGTGCTCGACGTTAGGATACAGAATATGCGTGACCGTGACCGGCTGCTCATACATCCCTTTATCCCACGCATTCTTGATCACCGAGCTGAAGTTCTTCCACTTGTCCTTCTCCGATGCCCGCAGATCCCCGAACATCATCACCACCTGCCGCACGGTTAACTGAAAGTCGCGCATAAAGGTATCGACCACGTTCCGTTGATTGCAGGCGAGCCAGTAGGAGCCGAGCGGAAAGTTGAAGCAGCGAAACCCGTCCTCGTCGTCGTCGAACACCCCCATTGCGGAGGAGGCAAAGACCCCGGCGTCCCCGAACACAGTAGGGATGGCATTGTACAAATTGCTGCGCACGTCCAACGTCCGCATGTTTTTATTGACCTGTTGCAACCAGGTTTTGACACGGCCAAACTCAGCCAGGTCTGGGTCCGGCGTGGTGAGCTTGCGCCAGGGGCGAGCAGGAGAGGTAATGCCGGCGAACATGCCGGAGCGGAGCGTGCGGGCCGCGAGCATGCCGCACTCGTTGATAATCTTCCCGTGTCGCTTGTCTCCGCGGTTGCGGTCCTCCACATAAAATCGCGTGCGCCGTGGGGCAAAGTGCTCGCCGAGTTCCCGCCAATGCGCGTCGTAGGACGTGCGCGCGTTCTTGAGTTGCGCAGCCAGCTTGTTGAGGCGTTGCCTGGGAGTATCGCTGAAAGTGATCAGCGCCATAGCGTCAGTACCCTAAAAGTGTTTTCTGCTCCCCCGCGCCAGACCCCGCAAGGCCTTGCCCACCCGTGAGGATCGTCGAGCTCCGGCCCATGTCTTGATATTCCTTACGGCGCTTAGCTGCGGCGTTGCGCGCTTCGCGTTCCCGATCCGCATCGGTCTGGCCAGGCCTGACTGGCGCCGTCGTTTTGAACCCGCTGCCTTTGGGTTTGGTAATGCCGATGGTGTCGGTCACCATCTTGCTCGGACCGAGGAAGGTATCAATGAGAACGTTGGCAGAACTGCCCATGAGGATGGGGATGTATCACGGATGGAGCGAGTGGGATGCTAGAACTGAGAAACTTTCTTCATGAGGGACTGGCGAGTGATGCGTTGCTTGTACTTCGGGCCAACTGTTTCCAATTCACCTGATTCAATCCAGCGATAGATGGTGCAGAGCGCAATCGGTACGGGAAAATACTGTGGGACTTCACGGACAAAGAACAAGGGTTTGTTGGGTACGCGCATATCCAGCACCATGTTCATCGATCCAGCCTCTTCCCGTAAATCAGATCAATCAACTCATAGCCCAGCTTTTCCATCAGCGCCCCCACATCGCTGCGAGCCATTAAGGCTGCGAGCGCCGCACGAATCTGTGCGGTCGCTTTAACGTGCTGATATTCTACTTGCACCTGTTCGGCGCGTAACTGCTCCGTGGCATACCGAATCAACTGCACCCCCACCCGTCCATGCCGGTGCGGCTTGGTCACGAACAGCACGTCCTGGACCGCCTGCAGACTGTGCGAATAATGCATATTGTACTTCACGAAGAAGATCGCATAGCCCACCATCTGGCCATGCAGCCGTGCCACGTAGCAACGCAGTAACCCTACATCCTCGGCCTGTTCGTAGGCCGGTATGTCCGGCGCGAGTTCGATGTCAGGATAAAAAGATATTTCGCCCTTGTGCTCGATCAGCAACGGCCTGATCTCGGTCCAGAGGTCATGGCTGCGTTCTCTGGATAACTCAAGAGACATGTCTACTCCTCCTCCATCCGCGCCCGCTGTTGATACGCATAGCTCGGCTCATCGTCCTCGGTCTTCGCGTGCATCGTCTTGCCATCGATCCAGGGTAAGCCCGTGCGCGGTGCGACCGGCTGCGCAAAGGTCAACACGAACGCATCCCACAGGTCAGGAGATTCGCCATTCAGCTTTTCCATCACCTGGTCCTTTTCCTCCAACTGAAACTGCTGACCTGAAAACCAGTAGGTCGTGACGGTGGCCTCACGCTGCAGCTCAGGCAGATACGGCAACGCGCCGCCGTTACGCACCCACTCAGCTGCCGTGAAATGCATCTCGCAGCGCCTGTTCTTATACCGCTTGTCCAGCGCCTTGGCGCCGAATGTCACGCCGATCGCGTTGAACCCCGCACTTACCACGCCGTCGAGTATCCCACTGCCCCAGCCACCGGTATCATCGATGAAGCAGATATCCGCGCCCCACTTCTCAAACGCTTGACAGATCCGTGCGACCACATTGCCGGTCCAGTTCTTCTCGTTGCGGTTCGGGCGCAAGATCACCGGATTGAACGCGGCCATACCCTGCCTAGGGAATAACACCGTCCTGGCTCCACCGAAGCGCCCAGGGTCCACGCCCAGGATCTTGGCCTCATGCGAGTACATTGTTTCGTTCAGGTGCCGCTGCATGGCTGCGCTGACTTCGTCAGGCCCCAGCAGCGTGTTCATGGAGCCGGGCGGGAACTTGCCAAAGACGTTGACCAGCACCCAGGGATTGTCCTTCCCGTATTTATCAATCTGTTCCCGCGCCCACTGGATGCTCACCCGCGGGCTGCGCTTGGGATCGTCGGGATCGCCGGTGATCTCGATCAACTTCCACAGGTGCCGCTCTGTGGTCGACGCTTTATACAGCGGCCCTTCTAGGTGTGTGGGATTGCCCGCTTGAATCAACCGATGCTCCCCGCCCATGGGCTGTGGCCACCACCCCATCGGGAATCCCGCCCGATTCATCCAACTCCGCCAGCGTATAATCCCCATGCAATCCCGCCATCGTGAGCGATTGCTGCTCCTTCTTCGCCGTTTGCGACCAGGACCGCGCCGACATCCACCACGTCTCCGGATGGTCGATCGAAAAGATCCTGGTCTTCGTCCATTTGTATTTCGCCATGAGAAACGGCGAGTTCCGCTGCCACTTCGCCATCTCGGGCCAGAGATTGTCCATCAGGTTGTCTTTACTGATCGAACAGGCCGCAATGCGTGGATGTTTCCGTGTGGCCAGAAAGTTCCACGCACACACGGCGAGCCCGGCCGTTTTCCCCGGGCCCTTATTCGCTTTCAGCGCAATGCGTTGAATCGAGGTATCAGAAAACGCCGTGAACAGTTCCTCCTGGGCGGGATCGGGTTCCATCTTAAGTTCTTTGCGTGCAAAGTAGTTACAGTCGTCGTACCAGTGCTGCAGCTCAGAACGCACATTGTCAGGGACCTCAGCCATTGATCTGCTTCGGCTCCGGTTTCGTTTCCTTCACGACAATCACACCCACCAACTCCTCCAACGTGAGCGACCCCGTAAACTCGTGCTTCTCGGCATAGTAGCCTAAAACCTTCCCTAGGTACTTATGGCCTTCAAGAAACGGCAAACCGATCTTGATCTTCTTCGTCACCCCTACCGCCACCGCTTTCTTCGTACCTGAATCTTTATCCTCCACCGTTTCGTATTGTTCCGTAAACTCAAAGCCAGCGATCATCGCGGCTTCATTCTCACCGAGGTCTTTAATCTCCAGCGGGTTGCCAAACTGATCAAACATCTTGCGCGGGTCAGCCCTTCCAAACCGTTCTGCTCGTTCAAGCCATTCCTCTTGCGAAGTCTGGATGCGCTTAATGATCGGTGCCGATATTTCGGCAATCCTTGACCTGATCTTGAGGTCGGCCATTAGTTGCGCAGCTAACTCGTGGATTGACTTCTGTTTTTTGGTTTTCGGCTTATATGCCACACGATACGCATCGCTCTGGTTTTTACCTTTCACGATCTCCTGGCAGAAGCGTTCCTGTTTACTGGTCACGCCTTCCCCGCCGGCCCAGTCAGCGGCAACCCATCCGGCCCCACCAACAGCGCCGTCTGCGCCGCCCGTTGCTGCGCATGCCACTGGGTGAGCCGTTGCAGCCCGGCCTCCAAAATCGCCTTCCCCACCCCTTCATCCACCACATGGCCCTGCAGTTCCACGGTATTATTTTTGAGCACAATCACCGTGACCATGGCCTGAATGTGTGCTGACGGATAGGGTAACTCAATGCGGGCCGACACCGGGCGATTGAACTGGTCGGGTTTCACGAGTTTCATAAGCTGAATCCTTTCTGAAGCAGTTTCTACCGTTTGTCAATCACCTGGTGGCATGTCCTTGCCGGCCTTCGCAATCAAGGCGCGGACTTCTGCCGGCATCGCTTGTCCTGGTTGTCGATCCGTCTCAAGTTTCTGAAAACTCTTCGGAAGCAACAATCCAGAGCTATTGATTTGTTTCGAACCGAAGGAAATCCACATGAGGACCCATGTTTGCCAGACCTGTCTGGTCCAGCCTTTTTCAGTAAAGGTTGACTCTTGTTTGTCGTGATGCAGTTTACAGTGTTCAAATTCATGCTCGATGGTTAATGGATTCATTCCCTTCTGTTTTCCGTAGGTGACCATCTGCTCCGTGATCGACCAATTCTCTGGCATCGTGCGCGTCACACTCTTTCTCTTGGTTTGGTTCGGTAGGTTAGGTCTGGTTAGGTTAGGTAGGTGGGGCGTCTTAGGACGGTCTTTAGTCCGACTATAGACAGCCCTAGAGACAGACTTATGTATATTCATAATAGCTTTCAATTTCAGAGGGTTACTTGTTCGGTATTTCGCGTCAAGGTAGCGATAAGCATAATCCATCCAATCATGGACGAGTTTCCCATCGAGCCATTTTCGTGACTGTAATACCGACACAAACACCTCTGCATCACCCGAATACGCTGCCGCTTGCGCAATCATTTGGTTCGGCCAATCAGCAAGATTCCCGTCCTCTTGTTGTTCGAGCACGGCATGCCACAAGGCATGGAGATGACCGAGCACGTAGACCGGCTGAAGCGATAAATCCATCGCCAACTGCAACACCTTTCGATGGCGCAATAGCACGGTATGTGATTCGATCCATGGCATCCAGTCCCCCAAAAAATCAGGGCCTCCAGGATGGGTTGAGCATCCCAGAGGCCCTTGTGACTATGCTGGTCCCTGCGAGGAGATCCAGCACAGTACAGTCGTCCTGCTCAACCCAGGCATTTCATTCATTCGCGCACCCTACGCTCCAAATGCGAATCGTCGCCATCTCACCCTCCCAAAAACTTCCCACACAGATCATCGAACCAGGCGAGCTGCTTCGTGGTCCAGATGCCCTCCCAATTGCGCAGCGAATCCACGAACTCAGCCGCAGCATCGCTCAGGTCCTCACGGGCGAGCAACAGCCGGAGCGCGTCACGATCTTCACGAGTCGGCCTAGTGCTCATGCCCGCGCCTCCAGCTCGACGACACGCGCCGTCAGCCGTTCACATTCCGCGATCGACACCTCTGCCTCCGCCGTCACCTGCGCGAGCTGCGTATCCCTGACCTGCAACGCCTGAGAGAGTTGGTCCCGCGCTTCCTCGGCCTGCGCCAACTCGTCGCGTAAGGAGGCGTTCTCTTTTTGCGAGTCAAAAAAGTCTCGACGTTGCACCTTCAATTGAGCTTCAAGGTTGGCAATGCGTTGGAGTAATTGCCCGCTCGTCAGGCGCGCGCTCATAGCTGCACCTTTACTCTTATCGTCTTAGCTGTAGTGCCAGTTTCCGATGGCTCTAGTACATCATCACTCAGCATTGAGCCACATTCCATGCACATTTCAGAGATCAGATGTTCGTAATGGTGATGGCACGATTTGTCGTCCTGATTCGTTACAACAAGTATCACGTCGGTCATGGCGTCCTCCTGAGGATGGTGTTACCCATACTTGAGCGCCCCAAGCGCAGTGCGCAGTTCTCCTGCGAGCCAGTCATGACCCAGCTCAAGGAGTTGGTCCTGCACCGACTCCACTCGCCTGATGCACACATTGCGTTTCTCTGTCAACGCCTCGATCTGGGCGCGTAATTCTCCACAGGACTGGCACTCCGTTGTATCGATCATGGCGTCCTCCATCGGCGTGTGTGTGGTCAGGATTGCAAGCGCAGTCATTGGCTTCTTGATGGTCATGGTGTCCCTCCTAATACAGCACCCCGGTCAGCAGGCCGGCGAGAAAGTACAAGACCGGCTCACGGAGGCGCGCCCAGATCGAGAGGATGTACACGGCATCCTCCTTCGTCACGACAGTCCCCACCACAGCCCCCAGCCTAGCACGAGGAGGAGCAGCCAGGCCAACACCTCCACCGTCGCGTCCTGCGCAGTTTGGCGGGCGGAGAGGGTCATCGGGGCCTCACCATTCACAGCGAACTCGTACATCTTTGAATCCTTGCTGTGCCAATCGTGCCGATATTTCGATGCCTAGTTTGT